GCGGATGATGCGGCCGCATCAGCTCCGGCTGTCCAGTAAGCAAGTGTTGCCCATGCTCCTACGCCATTGCCCACTTTAAATTTAGTCGTATCTATTTCAAAACCCAGCTCACCAAGAGCAAGGATAGGGTTAGCAGAAGTCCAGTTGGCTGCGGTATCTCTTCGTAATTGTATAATGTCAGCCATTATGCCGCCCCTCCGTTAATTAATTGTGACGCTGTGTACACCGCTGCCGCATTGCCGCCGTCCACATTGATGTCTGCCTTAGCGGAATCAATATCTTTAAGCCAGTTATGTAAATTGCTAAACCATGTCTTCCATCCTTGAAAATCAACAATGTGAAATGGGGGCGGATCAAGATTCATAACCCCACCTGCACGTCAATATCTAAAGACTCTAAGAATATCTGCTCATCACCTGCATAGTCTAAGTGATAGTTCCTTTTCATAAAACGACCGCCCTGATGCGCTACTTTTCTTGTTTGTGAAGTATCTATGGTTACGCCAATATCAAAGTTATTACTTGTTTCATCCGAATGCTTAATAGTCATTATTTGGCTATTTGTGGTGTTTTCCATTTCAAGCGTCTCACTTGCCTGAAACTTCCACGCGCTTGTATCACCATCCCATAACCCTGTTCGTATAGACAGATCAATATTATCTGAGCCTGTTACATCCGAGCGAGTATAAACGCCGGCCTCATAAACACCAGCCTCATAAACACCAAAGACTAAAGTCGTATCAACAGGGATTAGCCTATCATTAACAGCAATTACATCGCCATTAAACATCAACCCTTCACCTGTTCTAGCGGCGATAGTGGCATTATGACCACCTGTACGCTTAGTCCATGCCATTAATGGGAAGGTCGTATTGGAATTCAATGAAGTCTTCCAAAATCCCCATATATTCGTTATAGTATCATAGGAAATGGTTGATTTAGGCAGTATCGAGCCTTCAGACAACGTATAGACATTCATCAACAAAGTGTCGTGACCCATCGCAGATAGACCAGAACAATTAATATTTAGACCTGTGATTGTCAGACCTTGCGTGATATAAGAGTTAATTGCATCATTTGAAATAGGCGATACCTGAAAACTTTCTAATTTATAGACCTGAACCTGTCCAGCGTCTTTAGAGCCAAGAAAGTAGATAACATCGCCATTCTCCCAAACACTTAAACCACTTACACAGCCAATGTTATAAGATACATCAGCACGTCTATTTAACGGGCTTCCTGTCTGATTTCCAGCGTCATAAAAGAATTCTATGGTACGTGTACCAAAAGCAACAATGTGGTCGTGGTGCTTGCCTAAATACACCCCTTTGTCGTTATCCCGCTCTGCCTCTAAGAAGCTAAGGGCGGCGAATACTGTCGGGTCATCAACATTCGAGTTATAAATAATCCCGTCTTCATCCATAACGAACAGATAAGAGTTTAAAATTACGCCACCATGGACAAGAGTGGTTGGGAAGAACCCTGAGCCACTTGTAGGTATTTGAGTTACCGTTGCCGCAGGCGTATTAACTACCCATCCTTCGTTATTCTGAGCATCTAAAATAACAAGTCGAGGAACGCCAACAGTCTCTAGTATGGTAACGCGCTCTGTACCTGCTGTTATCTGACTTCCAGATCCGCCTACCGCTCCACCATCTTGCGTAGACTTATAAACCGTATCGTTATTAACGATAAATATATTAGACTCAATTTCCCAATAGTAAATGCCTCTAGCTCTCGCAGGCAGCCCACTAATAGTTGTCGAATCCTCAGTAATATCAATAGCAGGTCGTTGAGTAGCTACATATCCCTCACCACGCTTATTTAGCACACAGTTAGTTGACCCTGAATTGTAGTCAGTAATCCCCGCCCCTGAAAAGGCTTGAATATCTAAATCAGCGACTGGACTAATCTTCATCGGTTCCCATCTTGGCTAGTGTTATAGCCGTGGTTGCTGTAACCGTTAGCATTCGCCAATTCAGTGGTTGATACTCTTGATTGAACTGATCGGCCAGTGATCGCATTCTTAGTGTCCTCAGCGGCGATTAGCATTATCTGAGTAACGCGATTAGCTGCGCCAAATTCAGGAGCTAAAGAAACAGTGAGATTAGCCTTAAAATATGGTTCATAAATGTCGGGCAATGGAACGTCTGTCGTACCATCAGCAAACTGAGTTAGCGCCTTCATTGAGGTTAAGACCAATGTGTATTCTTGCTCAGTCGTAGAATCGAAGTAAAAGGTGCTATCAGGATAGGTCTGTCGATAATACAAATATTCAGGTCTTGATACGGCAGTTAAGTCGTTTAACCGTGAGAAGATGTTGTTATCAACAATTTCAAGGGGGTAGGTTTGATTATTAGCCCTAAGAGTCGCGTTTAACACTTCCTCTGGCTTATCAGTAACATAATCACCCGTGGAGCCAAGAGTGAACTCCTGTGTGCCCGAAGCAATCACTATCTCTTCGCGTGTATCCTCATAAATGAGAGGTACTTGAGCAGATATTAGCTTAACGAGGTCGTTTAATGCTTCCAGACCATCAGCATATTCCTGAGCAGAAGGAGAAGCGCCGCCTGTTGTAACAAGCAGCCTTCTTAATGCTGACGCAATGATTTTATTGGCTATCATTGATACTACTCAGATTCTTTTTCTTTCTTATTATACGCCCTTTTCTCTTTAACTTCTATCGGTTCCCATCCAATAGACTTGCAATGTTCAATGGTTGCAGGCTCATCGTTAGTTTCAATTTCCTGACCGTTTTCTTTTTTCCAATTCATGTCGTTCTCCAAATTAATAAAAAAGGCGGGGGATTTCTCCCCCTACCAAATAGCTACTTACTACTACGACCCGAATCCGCTGCCAGCGAAGAAGGGGTTAAATGTAACATAAGCAGGAAGCAGGTCGAAACGCACTTTCTGTTTGTTAGCATCACCGTCTGCATACTTAGAGACACGAATCTGCATACCGTCTTTAGTGGTAGCGATTGTGTCTGTAGAATACAGCTTCTTCAATGGAACAGAGCCGATACCGAAGGCTTGTTTATGGAAGAACATACTAGGCTGATAAACAGTCGATGCCGCAGGGTTAATGATTGTTACAACATCACCTGATGCGATTGCTGAATCAGTCGTATTGTACTGACCATTCGCTTCAAAGATACCTGCACCTGCAACAGTAACATCACCAGCACCACCCGTTAAAGTGACATTGGTAGTAACTACACCAGAGAACAATACCTGTGCGCCTGTGCCATCAGTGAATGACTCACGGGTAGATAGACTAATACGATTACGGCCAGTGATGGTGATAATCTCACCTGCACTAATCGTATCCGCGCCAGCACCAAGTCCTGTTACAGATAGAACCTGAGTCATACTATCTTTAGCAGCACCATAAGTTACATTAGGAGCGGCGCTCAATGTACCCGTACGATTTGCACCTGCTGATAATGTACCCGAAGTGTAAGAAGCAAGAGCAGAAGACTGTAAAGCTATCATATTGCCGAACTTACGACCTACTTGAGCATCCTGCCATGCAGTATTGGTGATGTCATCAGCACCATTAGCGAGCGAGTTTGCTACATTAGCAAGATTCGCTGTGACATAAGGGTTCATCACGTAGTAACGCTCACCTTGACCGGGCACACCCATTGAAGTCATCAGCGCATCACAGTTAGCCACATCAGACCAGGCATCAACTGCTGTGCCAGGTGTGCCGGAGTGAAGATTACCGTTTTTGTACATGTACCTGCCGAAGTCGATTTCCAAATCAGTGATAAGACGTGAAGCAGCAGGAATACCCACTAATTCATCGAGTTTATCCATTTTCAGAGCTTCATCAACTTCATCAAAGTCCATGTGAACTGTGAAGTAGTCTTGAACTATACCAGTCGCTTTACCTACGGTGATGTCAGAACGGTCTACCGATGAAATATTACCAGTTGCTGTGCGGTCTGATTTATGGTCGATTGGCCGACGGAAATCAGCCGTTGTGCCTGATTTTGGATTAAACACACCAGATAGTAACTGGGTGTCTACTGCTTTTGTTAAAACCCGTTCACACTCGAAAGCCTTTAAAAACGACTTGGCAAGGGGTACGGTGGTGTTACTGTTTAAGCTGTTTGTTGAAGTAGCCATTAGCTAGTCCTCCTATTCAAATTTCATTCCCGCAAGCAAAGGGTCTTCTTTTTCTTTGTTTGAAGAATCCCCCGCATGTTTGCCCGTTTTTACAGGGTCAGGCGCGGATGTTGTTTTTTTAAACTTAGCCCCAAGTTTGTCTATTTCACGAACCTGAGCAGTAAAGCCTAGCGCAGCAATGCGGTGGGACTCACTGGGGTTGTCACCAAGAAAATAGGCAATATCACCACCTCGTTTTGATTCCATTATTGCTAACGCCATCGTATCGGTGATATTGGCCTCTTTGTTATAGGCAACAGCTTCAAAGTCATGGTATTTCTCAGACGCATCATCTACCTGATCTAACCAGTCTTCGTGAACTTCTTTGCTTACCTGTAGTCTCGGTGCTTCCTGAGTTTGAGGTCTAGCCTGTTCCTGTTCAGCGGGTTGACTCTTATTGCTTTGCCTGTAATCGTAGAGACTATCTTCATAATCTTCTTCGGTATCAAAATCAACCCTGTTTGGCCTTGCTGGTTTTGGGTTAATCACACCATCTACTTTCGCTTCAAGTGCGTTATATTTCTCTTCTTGTTGAAGTCTTAAACGCTCATTCTCAGCCTCTAGTTCTCT